GGAGGGCTGACCCGCCGTGCCGACCCTGCTCGATCCGGATCACGTGGCTGCGTTGATGTCCCCGGGCATCGATGCTGCGGACCTCACGCTAGTCATCCAGCGCGAGGAGGACTGGCTGGCCAACGACCCGGTCGACGGGATCGGACAGCTGGTCGGCCTCCGGGTCGACACCATCTGGGTCACCCCGGGCGACGACCGGCCGCTGCTCCTGCGCCGACCGACGGCCGCGGTCGAGATCGTCGATGGCGGGGTCGCGCTCGCGGCCGACGACGTCCATCTGCTCGGCGGCGCCCGGATCGAGCGCGTCGGCGTCTGGCGGGGCACCACCGTCACCGTCACGTCCACGCCGAGCGACCAGAAGGCGGTCGAGCGCGTCCTGCTCGAACTCGTCCGCCTCTCCCTCTCGGCAAGCCCCTACCAGCAAGAGTCGTCAGACGGCCACGCCTACACCCGCCCGACGGACCTCGGGGTGACCCGCTCGCGCCTGGCTCGATCCCTGCGGCCCCACCGCGGCCCAATGAGCACCCGTCTCGGCGCCGGGCTCACGAGCGGACGGGTGACCTCGTGAGCGGCATCTTCGTCCCGATCGTCGACGCGGTGCGCGCGATGCTGCCGCTGCCCGCCGGCTTCCTGGCCGACGACTCGGCGACGGAGCCGACGCTGCCCAAGCCCCGCCGGCTGTACGTCTGGCCCCGCCGCCTGGCGCCCCAGCGGGTCGAGGAGGCCGACGGCCGCTTTGACGAGGCGGGCGTCCGGCTGCGCGTCCTCTACACGGTCGGTGCAAAGGGCGAGCCCCGGGTCCAGCGCAGCGACCGCGCCGTGACGCTCGCGCTCGACGCGATCGTGCCCTCGGTCGTCGACGCGGTTGCCGCCAACCGGCGGGCCGCCCTGTGGTGGGACCTGTTCATCGAGAGCGTCGTGCCCGACGCCGTTCGGACCGCGGACGTCCGGGGCCTCGGGTTCGATCTCGTCGTCCGGACGGAGGCAGCCTGATGGCCAGCGCGATCGTCCACTTCCGGTCTCCCCGCCAACCCGCCCACTACGTCCGGGCCGGTCGCGGCTACAAGTTCGTCGGGGGCCGCCTGGCGGTCAGGGCCGAGGACGCGGAGCGGCTGCGGGCCTATGCCCTGGCCAACCCGGCCCTCGGCATCATCGAAGAGCCGACCCTACCCCACCCGCCTCGCCGACCAAAGGGCGACGCCGGGGCGACGGAGGGCGAGGTGTGAGCGGCCTCCGGATCACGCGCATCGCCTGGGACGCCGAACCGGCCCTCGCGGCCGCAGAGCAGCTCGGTCGGCAGGCGACCGAGCGCGGCGGGGAGCGACTCCTCGCCTCGGCCGGGCGGCGCGTCCCGTACCGGACCGGTGCGTTGGCCGCCAGCGCTCGGCTGGTCGCCGGCGACGAGGGCGTCTCGGTCGGTTACACGGCGCCCCATGCCCGCTTTGTCCACGCCCATCCCGAGTGGCAATTCGCCCGCGGGCGCTCGGGCCACTGGCTCGAGGAGGCGCTCGACGCCGAGGCCGACGCCATCAGCCAGCTCATGACCGACACGTTCCGCTCGGGCTGGCCGGGCTGACCCAGAAAGGAGATCGACCATGGCCACCACCAAGATCCCGGCCCGCGACTTCACGATCGAGATTGACTCCGCGTACCCCGGCGTGCCGGCATTCATCCCGATCGGCGGGCTGAACTCTCTCACCCCATCGCCCTCGACCAACCGGGCCGACACGACCGATTTCGACTCGAACGGACAGGCCGAGCACCTGGTCATGGAGCGCGGCCTCGAGTTCACGATCTCGGGCCACCACCTGGAAGACGCGCTGACCGGCGATCGCGACCCGGGCCAGGCGGCGGTCGAGACGCTCGCCCGAGCGGTCGGGCTGGCCGCCCTCGGCAGCTTCCGGGTGACAAGCCCGGGCGGCAACGTCGACAGCTTCCTCGCCTCGGCTGAAGTCACGACCGCCGGCGGCGGCCACAACGATCCCGCGGCCTGGTCGGCGAAGCTCACGATCTCGGGCGCGGTCACCCACGCGTGATGACGATGGCCGCGCCTGACCCGCTCCTCATCGACTTCGACGCCTACCGCGCCGAGCAGCAGGGGCGCCCGCTCCTCATCCGCATCGGCGGCCAGGACTACGCCCTGCCGTCCAGTCCGCCGGCCTCGGTCGCGCTCGATGGGATCCGCCTTTCCCGATCAGGCGCGACGACCGTGCCTGCCGACGAGGTGGCGGGTCTCGCCGAGGGCCTGTTCGGCAAGCCCGTCCTCGACGAGCTCATCCGCGTCCACCGCCTCACGGTCGCCGAGCTCCAGGCGCTCATCACGCGGGTCATGGACATCTATGCCGCCGAGGCCAGCCCACCCCCAAACCGGGCGAACCGGCGGACGCAGCGCCGGACCCGTTCGACCTGATGGAGAGCTGGGCGCTGGTGGAAGCGGACTTCATGCGTGAGTACGGGATCGATCTCGTGACCGAGTTGCGGCGCCTGACCCTGCGCCGATTCATGGTCCTCGTGCGTGGACTCGGCCCCGGCAGCGCCGTGGCCAACCGCCAAGCCGCCCGTTACGACGTGGGCGGCAGCGGGTCGTCGCGGATGGCACGGACGCCGGCGGAGTCGGAGTCGGCGCTCGCGACCTTCTTCGGCCGACCGCCCGGGCGGGTGAACTAGCGATGGCCGCCGGGATCTCCGTCGGCGCGCTGTATGCATCGCTCGCCCTCGACAAGAGCCGGTTCGACGCCGATGTGAAGGGCTCGAAGGGCCTCTTCGGCAGCCTCGCGGACGTGGCCAAGAAGTCCGCGCTGATCGTCGGTGCCGCGCTACTCGCCATGGCTGCGGGGGCCGCCAAGATGGCGACCGACTACAAGGCCGGCGTCGACGAGATCCGGATCGGGACGGGTGCGACCGGCAAGGCGCTGGACGCGCTCGTCGAGACGTTCGGCCGGGCCGCGAAGCGCGTCCCTGACGACCTCAAGGTGGTCGGCAAGGTGATCGCCGACCTCAACACCCGGACGGGCGCGACGGGCGACACCCTCGAGGACCTGGCGGTCACGATCCTCGACTTCTCCCGGATCACGAAGACCGACGTCAACGAGAACGTCCGCGCCTCGACCCGGCTGTTCGGTGACTGGTCGATCGCGACGCAGGACCAGGCGAAGACGCTCGACCAGGTCTTCCGCGCCAGCCAGCAGACGGGCATCGGCGTCGATCGGCTCCAGCAGCTCGTCGTCGACTTCGGCGCACCGATGCGCCTGCTCGGCTTCTCGTTCCAGGACGCCGCGGCGCTCCTGGGCAAGTGGGAGAAGGAAGGCGTCAACACCGAGACGATGCTCTCGGGCTTGAAGTTCGGGGTCAAGACGCTGGCTGGCGAGGGCGTCAAGGCGGCCGACATGGGCCAGGCGCTCACGGACAAGATCGACGCCATCGGGAAGTCCGCGGACCCGGTTGGCCTCGCGATCAAGACCTTCGGTCTGCGAGCCGGTCCCGACCTCGCCGCGGCGATCCTCGAGGGCCGCTTCGAGATCGATGGGCTCGTCGACTCGATCGTCAATGGCACCGATTCGATCAGCGCCGCGGCTGCGGAGACGAAGGACTTCGGCGACCTGTGGGGCCAAGTCGTCAACACGGCCAGCGTGGCGGTCGGCGAGAAGCTTCTCCCGGTCCTGACCGCCATGCTCGCGTGGATCACGGACAACATGCCCGCGATCGAGGCGACCATCGATGGCGTGTTCAGCGGGCTCAGTGGTGCCATTGACTGGTTCGTGGCCAACGTCGTCCCGCCGCTGACCGACGCCTTCACCGTCGTCACCGCCGAGGTGATCCCGGCCTTTGGTGCGGTGATCGACTGGCTGACCGCCAACGTCCTGCCGCCCCTGCAGAGCATCTTCCAGACGTGGGCCGAGAACGTGCTGCCAGCCCTCCAGCGCGCCTTCGCGTTCGTCCAGGGCTGGATCTCGGACAACTGGCCGCTCATCTCCAAGGTGATCGGCCAGGTGGCGGGCGCGGTGAAGACCGCGATGGACGGTGTCGCGGCGGTGTTCAAGGCCGTCATGCCCGTGATCACGAAGGTCGCCGACGTCGTGTTCCCGCTCCTGGGAGCCGCCGCGACCGTCCTGCTCACCGTGATGTCGACCGCGTTCGACGCGATCGGCGCCATCTGGAACACGGCCTGGGATGTGGCGACGGCCGTCGCGAAGGGCATCGGGGACGCGTTCGAGGGCCTGCGGCGCGGGATCAAGCTCGTCTGGGACGGGATCACCGGGATCATCAAGGGCGCCATCAACACCGTCATCGACGCCGTCAACGGGATGATCCGGGCGCTCAACGGGATCCAGATCCACATCCCGCGGATCGGTGTCGGCGACGTCGCGGTCGGTCCCTTCGACTGGAACGGGCTCAACCTCAGCACGATCCCGCGGCTTGCGACGGGCACCCGCGACTTCGGTGGTGGCTGGGCGATGCTCGGCGAACGTGGGCCGGAGC